TCTGTATCTTTCGTATCAACATTAGGTTGATGTGTTACATATGTTTGTCCTAACACTACAACGTCTTGGTTATTAAAAAGACTTACATCTTTAATAGGCGTACTTTCTTTACTCCCAAAGCTATCATATGTAGTATGTGCTACGACACCAACTTGTGAGGCCGCTATGCGTTGCCCAAGTTCGCTTTTCTTAGTCACTGTGTATTTGACTTTATTAGGAGTAAATTCTACTGCATCATCTGTGCTAGCGTATGGCTTACGTGGAGTATAAAGTAAGTCACCATACGCATAACCTCTAAAGTTTGGAGGAGTTGCTGACTTCATAAGTTCAAACACACTTGCCATATCACCTGCAAAGTCTTTGCGCCAGTCTTCACCTTTACCTGTTCCTAAGATAAACTTAGATAGGTCATCTGATGTTGTTGACTTTTGTCTTCCCCATCCGTTCTTGCCTACACATACAAACGTGCCATCAGGCTCACGACCCCAATAAAATGTTGGATTGCCGTCCCACTTAATAGCAACATCACCTGAGTCACTACCCATACCATCTAAGATATCTGCAGCTTCTAATGCTCCTTTGGAGCCTTTAACAGTTACTAGGTCTTCTAAGTGATTGTACTCACGACCTTTAAACGCTTCAGTTAATGGTTGTTTGAAATCTTTGTATCTCATTTGTTAAACGCACCGCTCGACATTACACTACTGTTTAAAATGTGACCACTTAGTGCTCTAATGCGACTAAGTTGCTTGTCTTCTAATGTTGTTTCAGGTAAACTCCTGTCTTGCTTTGCTAACATGTCTTTAAATGGGCCAAGCAATGTATCATAATCAGGTTTGCCTTTAAGGAATGCAACCATAGTCTCAACAGTAAGCATATCGGCTTCTTTTGCGCCTTTGCCTAATAGTGATACTGCAATATCGTTCCATTTAGTTGCAATAACCTTATCGCCATCTGCAGGATCAACTACGCCAAACTTAGGACTAAACTTTAGTCCACGCCCTCGTGCAAGGCTTGATAATAGTATAGCTCTGTCTTTGCCACCAAACTGCTCTGTGCCGCCTCTTTTGGCTCCACGCTGAAAATCTGGATTGTCTGTAAACATAAAGTCTGTTTGGACATATCCTTTCTTATTGTCGCCACTAATTGGTGTGCGGAAGTGGACTTGGTCTCCTGCATTATGTATCCAGCCATCAGTCTTTGAACGGCCTTTATTCATAATTGCTAAGTCGTCAACACCTACACTTTGACACCATGCTGTAAGTTTTGCTATCAACTGTTCTTTACTTACTTTATTTGAATCTGTGTTTAAGTCTAAGTCTCCTGAACTATTCTTTTCAAATGCTCCATCAGGATCGTTTTTCTTTCCTGTAGTACCTAGCCAATCTTCTTCGTCAAAAGTTAATCCTGTAATCTTCTCAATCCATAAGATTGTAGGATGTACATCAGCTGTAGCAATACGCTGAGTAAGAGGACCTTCAGTTGTTTTAAAGACGTTGCCGCCCTCGTTAAGTATTGTTGCTATTTCTTCGTTAAGTATTGTCATTCTTTTTACCTTCGCGAATTCGTTGTATACTTCTGCGGAACTTTCGAGGATCGCCTGATTTAATACTGTTAATAAATCGGCGTTCTAATTCAGATGCCGTTTCAATGTCGTAATGACTATGTACGCGACTCAAAAGATTAATCGCACTCTCAATAATGTTATTTGCCGTAGAATCGATAAACAGGTCGTTATCTCGATTGCCATGGACTTGGTTTAATTCGTCTAGAATTGATCTGGTACGTTTTTTCATATTTTCTCTCGCACTTCCTTACTACTATTTATAAGGTTTGGAGTATAAATATTGCTGTAACGGACACTTCGGTTTGTTGCTATAGTTTTAAGGAGAAAAAATGACTGGTATATTGGATTTACCATTGTTTGAACGTGCCCTTTTGTTTGCGAAGTTATCTAAGTACGCTTATTATAACACAGAAGCTGCTACAAGTCAAGCGAAAAAATTGGGTTTCACTACAATTAAATTTTACGACAAGGCAGGCGCTCAAGCTTATCTTTTCAAAAACAAGATCGATCTTGTAATTGCATGCCGCGGTACCCAACCTACACAATTTAGCGATATTCAAGCAGATCTAAAAGCATATCCAGTTATTGCCGAGACAGTGTCTAGGGTACATAACGGATTTAAAACAGAAGTCGACGACCTTTGGCCTATGATTGCTAAAGATTTACAGTTAAAGGCAAATGCTAAGAAAGCTATTTGGTTTTGCGGCCATTCACTAGGTGCAGCTATGGCAGTTATTATGTCTTCTAGATGTATGCACCTAGAAGATGTCCCCAGTCCACAAGAACTGTATACATACGGCTGTCCAAGAGTTGGCTGGCCAAAGTATTGCGAGTCTTTAGGTATCACACACCATCGTTGGGTAAACAATAACGATGTTGTTACTAGAGTGCCGCTTACTATTATGGGCTATAGGCATCATGGTACTGAGCATTACTTAAACACTTGGGGTAACATACGAAATGTGCATGGATGGCAAAGAACTAAAGATCGATTCCGTGGTATGTGGCGTGGTATAAAACACGGCAAAGTTGATAACTTCTCAGACCACAGTATCGACGAGTATGAAATGCATCTTGACAGAGCTGTTAAAGGTATAGAAACTCCGCAAACTTAACTAAAGAGCGAACTAACACTTTCTTCGTTAGTAACTCTACGTATGGCTTCGCCAAATAGCGTACCAACACTTACCTCGCGGACCTTCTTTACCTTACTAAGATCTCTAGTGTTAATGCTGTCAGTGACTACTAGTTCTTCAAGCACACTCTTCTCTATTCGCTTAATTGCTTCACCGCTTAGAACTCCGTGTGTAATATAAGCTCTAACACTTAGCGCACCAGCATCCATAATAGCTTGTGCCGCACCACATAATGTACCACCGCTATCTACAATGTCATCTACTAGAATAGCATGCTTGTCTTTCACATCACCTATCAGTGCCACTACTTCACTTACACCAGCTTTTGGTCTACGCTTGTCTACAACTGCAATATCTCCGTGGAACATATCAGCAAACTTCCTAGCACGTACTGCGCCACCTGCATCTGGGCTAACAAAAACTGTGCCTTGTTCTGTATCAATGTGTGTCTTTATATCTTCAGCGAATACAATTCGACTTGTTAAATCATCTACAGGAATATCAAAGAATCCTTGTATCTGTCCAGCATGCAAATCCATTGTAAGGATCCTGTTGGCTCCTGCTGTTGTAATTAGGTTAGCAACTAGCTTTGCAGTAATAGGAGTGCGGCTTGCACTTTTACGATCTTGTCGAGCATAACCAAAATAAGGAATAACTGCTGTAATACGGGCGGCACTGCTACGTTTTGCAGCATCAATCATAATAAGCATTTCCATTAAGTGATCGTTAACAGGTGTTGACGTAGAGTTTATAATAAAAACATCTTCTCCTCTAATGTTTTCTAAAAACTCCACACTAGTTTCCCCATCTGCGAATGTTTCTACTTTGGCAGGAACTAATTGTGCAAAACATGTTTGTGCTATTCTTTTAGACAGTTCTGGATTTGCATTGCCTGTTATTATTTTCATTTTCAAGTGTCACCCTTCCTTATATTATTGTTGTAATGTACAGCCTGATAAAGTACGCTCAGTGCTACACCGTAGTTGTTTGCTGTTTTTAGAATTGCTTGGGTATCTTTGGGAAAACAGTGACCTCCGAAACCTCTCTCTGAAGTTACTCTAGTGTGGCTATCTCCTATTCGGTTGTCGTCTGCTATTAATGAAGCAACATTTTTGTAATTAACTCCTATAGATTCACACAACTCGTGTACTTCATTAAAGAAAGAAACTTTAGTAGCTAGAAAACTGTTACGAAAATATTTAGCAAGAATTAATTCGCTTGGATCTGATGTTATAAATTTTACTGGGTGATAGGAAAATTCATTTGAAATCTTCTCTTTTCTTTGTAGGACCTTTGTCCAAAAGTAAACATCGCCGCCACCTAAGTATATTGTATCAGTGTGTAACATATCTTCTATTGCAGTCTCAGCTCTAAGGAATTCGGGCGAAAAGCTTATTACATGGCGAGGATATGTTTGGATAATCTCAGCCCATCCTTCAACACTAATTGTGCTTTTAATTAGTATAGGGATTGTGTATGGAGTGTCATTAATAACATCAAACACATTGGACATATCACAACTCCAATCCGGTAGAGCAGGTGTGTTAACACAAATAACTACTCCGTCGGGGTGAGTTCCTCTGATATTAGTTTTGGATAGCGCAGGATCAACTATCCGCACATTGGATCCTACCTCTTGGAGATATGCTTCCATAGCTTTACCTACGAAGCCGTAACCTGCTATTGTGATATTCATACGTATAGTATACACTCTTTTATCTTTATGGTCAAGTGGAAATTAGTATCCATTTGGAATTAATACATAGTGTATTGCTAACACAATCGCTACTGATGCTCCTAGTCCAATCATCATCTTTTGGAAGTCTCTTGCCACTAAAGGAAACACGCTCTTGAACTTCATCTTACCAGTGAAACTTGCAATAGCAAGTTCGCGTCCTGCAAGCATACCAACGAACACCCAAGTAGTTGACATAGGTATATCGTTAAGCTCTTTAAAGAAGTATAAGCATAACCAGTAGAACAAATCAATTAGTGTAGCACTACGCACATATCGTGTGTTGTGTTTCTCTAATACAATCTGCTGTATCTTGCCGCCACGCTCTCTGAACATAAAGAACAAGCCGACTACAAATACTGCGCTGACTAAGAACATTAAGTCCAACGGAACTACTCGCGGTAAGAACACTGCAATGTTAGCCATGTCATGTGACAACCAAGTCCACCACAAACCTCCTGTTGCAAACCACTGCGCTACTCGCCAATAGTTTTTGTGTGATTCTTTGACTGGAGCAGTTTCGTCCATCCATCTGCTTATTAAGTACCATGCAGCGTATGCGAACAGTGCCGCGATGCCGTAGCCCATTATACTTTTCATAAGCATCTTCTCTAATACAAATGTACTTGCGAAAGCACTTAGTACTAAGAAGCTAGTTGATACAGGCACGCCATAACGTGTGAGTATAACTAGTATGCCCGGTGCCATAGCATGATACCATTGTACCTCTTGCCATGGGATCTTGTTTAGTCTGCCGTAACTGATGTCACCGCCGTTTGTTGTCCAGCCATACCACAAGGTAGCAAGTAATACTGCACTTGCTGCTCCCCATAGTATTTTATAGTTGAATCTCTCATTGTTTGATGCCATCCATGTACCGAGAGTCTGTACTGAATCATTTGCTATCACTGCATAGGCAGCAAATAGGAACCCGATTAGGCTCCATATTGTTAGTGCGTCCATTTAGTTTCTCCTTCTGCTTGACAACTTTAACATTGTCGCTCACTTTCAAAGACTGGGCGTAACGATGCCCAGTAAACTATTTATTTTAGAAATTATATCTGATTGCAGTTTCGAGCTTATGTGATAGTCCTTTAGTTCGAATGCCTTCCCAGTAACCTTTTACACTTAGTTTTTCTGTTACTTCTATAGTGTAGCCTAGTTCAGCTGCTTCACCACCTGTTATATATCCAGCTTCGCCGTAGAACTTAGTGCCGGCTGTATTTTCAAATTGATAGCCAACTCGTCCGTGGTGGACAATTTTATCTTTGTACCTTCCTTGCATTTGAAAGTCGTGTGTGTATTCGACATAAGGTCCAGATGCTGTTGCAGGATTACATGCCACTAGAAAGACAACGCTTGCGATTAACGTTTTCATATTTAATTTCCTATAAGGGTAAGTTTTTGGTAATACTACGTTGTATTACAAAATTATTTAGTAAAAAATGTATTACAGTTAGATTACATTGAGTTATGCATGTAGTGCATACCGTGTATTTGTAAAAATAATGGCTAAACCGTAGTTTTTGGGCTCTAAACTGCACGATTTCTAAGATTGAAATGATAAATATAAGCGTTAAACTAGTTGACACATACGCAAAGTTGTGTTATATTATAATAACAACACACAGACACATAGGATAGACTATGGGAGTTACAAAGCACTCCTAAAAACGCAATTGACGAAGTCCAAAGGGCTTTGACGCTGTGCAAAGACACAGGGTATTGCTATTCCTCAAGCATCCAAAACTATAAACAGGAGAGATCAATGATTTCATTGAAAAAAGTCCTACGGTTTGTATTTGGATCTAAGAAATCCATCTCCAAACGGCACGATGATTATCGTGTGTGGGCTCAAACAGAGTACAAGAAAGACTGGCAGTTTGCTTATCAGCATATGATAGACAATGAAGGCCAAGCACCTAACGCCCGTCAGTTAGATGGAACAATCAACAAAAACTTAGCGGGGTGGGTGTAATGACTACAATGACTTACGCAGATACCTTAGTTGATGCTGTTAAAGCTGCATTTCAAAGATTTGGTAAAGCATTTACCAAATATATTGAGGTTGCTAGTTATGCTAGAGCATCAGCAGAACTTGCTAGGCAAGGGTTTCACAAAGAAGCTAAAGCATTGGCAATGGAACTAAAAGCACTAAAGGAGCGGTCTTAAGGAAGACTTCTTACGTTGGCGAGCAGGGGTCTGC